ATTCGTTAATCAGACCGGGGCTAATGCCAACATTGATATAGAGCAGTTAGGCTCTAGCAATATCATAGGTGGGTTGGAGGCTGTAGCTGGCACGATGACGGCGCTTGATCTTGATGGGTCTGGGCTAACATTAGATATAAATCAAATAGGGTCCAGCAATAAATTCCTTGGGGATATTCTAGGCGATAGCATTACAGGGTTCTTTGAGTTCGATGGAGACTCAAACATCTTTGAGATTCAGGTAGACCCAGATGATACTTATGGTGCGAACAGCGGCAATTACAATATCGATATCAGTGGATCGACCAATGAGTTTGAGTTGAACGTAGGTACATCAGCACTATCTGATACGCTAGACCTAGACTGGATTATCAATGGTGATGAGAACGTTCTGAACGTTGACATTAATTATGACGAAGCAACAAATTATGTTGATATTGATGGCGATTCTAATACGCTAGATTTCACCGGAACCGGGGCGGCAAGCGGGTATTTTTATCTTGATCACGCAGGTAATGATCGAACATTCAACGTCCAACAGAAGTCAACACTGGCCAGTGACTGGCTCAAGATTCAAAGTGTTGGCAGTAATGGTACTGTTTGCGTTATCCAAGATGACGGAGGCACTTCCGTCTCCTGCTGATATAGGCAGCATTTCAGAGATACGCGGATCGGCCCGTGTCATACGTGATGAGCCAATTGTTGCGGGGCTTGAGCTTGCTATACAGCAAGAGGACGATGTACGCACCGCTACCGGCAGGCTTGCCATTCAGTTCCTTGATGACTCTCTCGTCAGGCTCACAGAACACAGCAGCTTAATCATCGATGAGTACATCTTTGATCCAGATCCCAACAAGGCAAAGTTAGCTTTAAATTTTGCGTCCGGTACAGCTAGATTTGTGACGGGCAAGCTAGGCGCAATCAATCGTCAGAACATAACGTTACGCACACCCACGGCAGACATTGCGATACGGGGTACATCCTTCAGCGTTACCGTCGATGAGTTAGGGCGCAGCCTGATTATTTTATTGCCCGATGAGCTTGGCTTACCTAGTGGGGAGATCATTGTATCCACGGCGGCGGGGCAAGTGGCCCTCAACAAGCCATTCCAAAGCACAACGGTTGATGTATACGAGTCAGCCCCGGCCAACCCGGTGATCCTTAACCTGACGCTGGAGTTAATCGATAACATGCTCATCGTTAACCCGCCACGATCTCAAAATGAAATGGATACGGCATCGCAGGCCGCAGGGTCAGTCGATTATCTGGAGTTTGGTGATCTTGATGTGGACCTGCTTAATGAGGATCTGTTAGATAATGAGCGTGAGCTGGAGTTTACTGAGCTAGACATCAATCATCTTGACGTAAACTTCCTAGAGGATCTGTTGGATATCATTGATGAGCTACAGGTAGACGAAGAATCAGATGAGTTGATTCAACTTGCTACGTCTATAAACATTCAGGGCACAGAGATAGGGCAGGATACAGTAACCCAGATCACGACGATCATTGACGGGCAAAACATTAGCTTGCGCCGGGATGTAATGAACAGCGTTAGATTAGATCTGGATGGCTCGTCTGCTTATACCGTCATTTTGATACAGGATGGTATTAGTCGTACCGTCAAAGTGAATGGCGGTTCATCGAGCAGAATAGTGATCGACCAAGGACAGTGAAACTCAGATACGGCATACCGATTATGGTCATGCTGGCACTGCCTCTTGTCCTCACGTTCACCCCCAGAGAGATTATCAAGCTACGCACGTTTGACGCCTTGGTGGCTGCGCGTCAAGAAACCGGGAACTTTGTCCTGTTGAACATCACAGAGGAGGATGTCAGGGATAGAGGGGGCTGGCCATTCCCGAGGCAGGATCTCGCACAGATACATATAGACCTGTTGAACCGGGGCGCTATAGGTGTAGCGTGGGTTTCTGTTTTCTCAGAGCCAGACCGCTTTGGCGGGGATGCGGCGTTTGCTGAAGCGTTGTCATATGCGCCCAGTGTCTTGGCTATGTTTGAAACCGAATCCGGCACCACCAATCCGAAAACAGAGGGCACTGTTATTTTGGGTGATGGCGTGGGTGGGATGCGTGCTCATGCCATAACGGAGAACATCCCTGTATTGGCTGCTGAATCATTGCAGGGGGTTGTTTCTGCACGGGTTAGTGTGGATGCATTGGTCAGACAAATGCCTGCTCTCATGCGTACAGGGGATGGCTGGGTGGCAGCGTTGGGGACACAGGTATTGAAGGCGGCAACCGGGACAGATACCTATGTGATTAAAACTGTGCCAGAGGGCATTGAGGCTATCAGGGTAAAACAGTTAGCGCCAATACCGACAGATCTTGATGGGCGCTTGTGGGTTGATTGGGTAGAAACGAAACAAACCAGCCTGACGCAGATGGATGTAGAGGGTAGGTTTGTCATTGTAGGGGTCACGGCTAAGGGTATCTTGCCGCAGGTTGCGACACCTAATGGGCTGATGTACCCGCACCACATACAGGCAGCACTGGCCGAGACCATGGTCTTAGCATCCAGTGGTATTCAGATGCCTCATGTCCCAAATTATGCCCAGCCACTAGAGTTATTGGTCCTTATTGTGGGCGTAGGGTTCGTGTGGTTCGCTCTCAGCGTTTTCCCTGTGTTGGGAGGGGTAATGGGTAGCTTCGCAATACTAACCGCTACCGGCGTTACAGGAGCTTATATGGCAAGCGCCGGATTGTTGGTAGATGTTACGTGGGCAGCGATTAGTGAGTTCATTACAGCGACGGCTGGGTTTTATTTCAGTTACAGGGAACAGTATCGTCTGAGGCAGGAGATAAAAAAACAATTTGAGCATTACCTAGACCCTCGACAGGTCAAGCGTCTGCAAGATAACCCCGATGCTTTGAAGCTGGGCGGCGAGCGTAGGCACTGCACGTTCCTGTTCACTGATGTGCAGGGGTTTACCGCTCTGTCTGAGAGCGTGGAGCCAGAGCAGGTTGCCTACATCATGAACAAAGCCTTGACGGCGCAAGCGGATGCAGTGATGAAGCATGAGGGCATGATCGATAAGTACATAGGGGATGCAATGATGGCGATCTTTGGCGCACCCTTAGATATGGAGAACCATGCAGCTACTGCCTTGCAGTGTGCGAGGGACATACAGGCAAACATGGTAGGCATGAACGAGGACTTAGTGGCTGACGGATTGCCAGCCGTGCAGATAGGTATCGGAATAAATACAGGGTTTGCGGTAGTCGGGAACATGGGGTCAGACACCCGGTTTGATTACACAGCGATAGGTGATGCGGTGAATGTGGCCTCCCGACTGGAGGGACAGACGCGCAACTACGATGTGTGGATATTGATTGGTGAAAATACCGTAGAATACAAACCTGAATGGACTGAGTACGTGGATTCTGTTCAGGTGAAAGGCAAAACCGAACCGCTGAAAGTTTTCACACTCAAAGAACTTAACCCATTGATGGACTGTCCTGATGTCTAACGATGATACAACGCTACAGGCGATAAAAACTGTATGTCTTGCGTTCGCATTTGCTGCCGCAATGATCCTCTCTACCCACGTTAGCGGTAACAATCTATCAATCAGATGGCAGAACCCGACCCACAACATTGACGAAACAGAAATCACACCGAGTGATCGCATAGATTACGCGACCATCAGTGCCTACGATGAGGGCACCCTCGTCATCCAGCAAACGATCCAGTACCCACCGGATGGAGAGGTGACGCAGGCCACACTGGATGCGATGTGCGGCGGCTCGTATACAATCCAAATGACCGTCACGAATGCGCTGGGTCAGGAATCGTCTAGCTCAAACGCCCTCTTGCTGAGTCCAGAGGGTTGTTCAGTGGACCCAGAACCAGTAGAGCCAGCCCCGGATGACCCCGTGCAGGCGACAACACCGCAGGCTCCGATCCTATTCTCTAGCGACGGAGTGAGCACGCCGCTGTTCGATTCGGGGGTGGTCAACCGGGCAGGTAGGCCAACCATTGACTGGGTTTATCCACCAGAGCCAGCGTTTAAACTGTCTGAAGGATTCGTAGTCCTGCGATTTCAAGTCGCAAAATCAGGAATCCTCGTGTCTCGCGCCCACAAATACTCCGACAGAGGGTTCCAGATTCTCGCGCAGACCAGCGCGGCCAAGCCAAAGAAAGAGATTTGTGTTCAACATGGTGGGAAAAGCGCCTGTCATCGTGGTGAGTTCGAGTTGCACCAGCCCATGAGCGTCATCTATGAGTTTGGCCCCGCCGGAGCGTCGTTGTACATCAATGGTGTGAGGCGACGATTCAGGGAGAGCATGGTGTCCGGGTTCGATGCGGATGATCTACCGCTGGTGATCGGTGCCGGAGCCTACGATGTGACGGGTGAGTACCCAGACATTGATCCATCAGAGCTAGGATGGTGGCAGCGAGGGTCAATTCAGGTGGAAATCTGGGACGTAACCCCACCGGATCTACAATGAAACGAGGAGAATAATCATGTGGCAGATTAGTGCGGTACTTGGTGTGGCACTCATCCTTCTTGGCGGTGCGTTTAAACTGTATCATGACAAGTCTGAGGCAGAGAAAGAGGCCATGGCGGTTGCCTTGCAGCAGGCGATGGACAATCAACAATTGCTAGAGAACACCATCAAGGATCAGAATCAGCAGATGGAGGATCAATTGGCTCGTGAAAAGCAAAGCCAAGTGCGGATCACAGAGCTATCGACTGCCAACTCGGAGGCAATGGAGGAGGTCACAGAGCTACGTGGCAAGTTTGCCCGTCATGATCTGAACATGTTGAGCATGACCAAGCCGGGATTGCTTGAGAAGATGGTTAACCGTGGCACAGTCAGGGTGTTCAAGGAACTGGAAGCACTGACACAACCGGATCAATTCGATGAAGATAACGCTAACGATACTGCTACTGCTCAGTAGCGGCTGCTCTTTACTGGGCGGCTCACGCTTCACACCACCGGAGGTGAAACCTATAGAGGTTGTCACGATACAGAAGCCTGCGCCCCTGTATCACCCGCCGCTACCCAACCGTGTCACCCCCGTCCCGGTGCAGTGGAAGATACTGACACCGGACACCATGGAGGAATACATTGCGGATCTGAAAGCAGGGGAGGCACCGCCACAGGCGTGGTATAGCCTGACCAGCAAGGGATATGAGAACCTGTCCACCAACATGGCAGAAATTAAACGCTACATCAGACAGGTGCTGTCCGTCATTGACTACTATCGGCGTTCTGATCCGGCGAGAAACGAGACACAATCGAGGGACGAGAGCGCCGTCGCCGCCGGCCAGTGATGAGTACATCCCCGCCCAACGCCTTGGCGATGCTCCTCACCGTGTCGATTCGCGGTACGTGATGTCCACACTCAAGCGCTGATAGGTAGTGGCGGCTCACCCCCGCCTTCTCCCCGACATCCTCCAGTGTGCGGCCCTGCTCATGTCGAATCTGACGCAGCCGCTCTGCCCACCATGGTAGCTCACTCATGCTCGTTTTCCTTGAATACATTGTCGAGGTTGGCACTGTCATCGATTGTCATGCCGTAGATACGGTAGCCGCGTTCCTCCGGCACAAGCCTTGAATGAATCGGCTCCTCGGAGATGATCAGGTGATAGGGCACCTCGCCCACATCACAGATCTCCGCCTCCTTCGTGAATGACTCGATGAGGTCGCCCCGATCAATGGTTGTTGCCGCAACGACATCACCCGGCTCGAACAGTGTGCCGTCAATCTGCTCATCCACCCGGTAAATGCAGTGAAAGAACGCTACGTCGTCCATCTGATCGACATATTCCGACAGGATGCTGGCATCCCGCCGGTCCTTGAGCTTCATCAAGTATGCCTTATAGCTCATGATTTTGGCCGAAGCGTGATCGGTTGAGGCTGTGCTCGAACTCGCGCAGGTGCTCCGACAAGCGGTCACACGCATCAGGGTCCGTCTGTAACTCGGATCGGCTGTCTATCTCGCAAACCACCCTGATGATCTCGACGGCAAACTCCTCCGCTGTCAGTCCTTGAGGGTCATGTCCCCACCGGGCTGCGTTTAAACGTACCCAGTCCTGATAGCTGGCCTCCCGGCAGATCGCATGGGCACGGGCCATTGCCCTTTGCCCCTCGGTCCGCTGGCGTGGCGCAACAGGCTCCTCGACATCGTTCAACTCGACGCAAGCAACCATGTAGCGCGTACCTATCGGTGACGTTGCAATTTCAGAAGGCAGGTCATCGGGGTGAAGAAGAAAGCTGAACACCATCCCATCTTTGCTCTGTCTAAATGCGTACTTCTTGCCCTCGAAACTGAGGGTGGCTTGTTCTATTAAGTTGTCCATCTGCAAACTCCAGTCGTGTGTTATGTCTTGCGGATCAGTTTGATTGATACCACTCAAACATCCCCTTTGCCCACTCGATCCCATCCAGACCCTGCAACGCCCACCAGCGGCTCTCGTTGCCATGGGCATGGAGGTGATCATGATGCTCCTTGCACAGCGGCACTGCCCACTGGTCGCCCGTTCGGCGCATGCCACGAAGCCCCTCAGCATGGGTCAGGTGGTGCGCCTGTGCTGGACGCGAGCAAACGAGGCAGCCTTGAGCGCGTACATGTTCGAGATACCTCTGATCACGAACCTTGCCTGCCCACTCCTTATTCACCATGCGCAGCGCTGGATTGCCATATCAACGTGACGTTCCGCCTCTTCATCTGAGTATCCGAAAGCCTGTTTAAACGCTTCCACAATCTCGTGATGACGCAGGTTCTTGATGTTGATCGCATCACTAAGGAGGTCGTCCTCCTGAATTACTTGGTCGGTGGTCTTGCTCATTGTCTGAAGGGGTTGCCATCCGATCTTCCTTGCGGCTTCCAGCCATCAGACCCTCCCTTTGGCTTCCAATTGTCCACGCTGGCATACCATTTGCCCGTCCGACCTACCTTGATCTCAAGATTGATCCACTCATCTTGTCGTTGCTGCAACCAACGTATCAGTTCGTCACGCTTCAGACTCACTTTGGCCTTCACATAATCCGGTGCCTTCTCGCTCGGCGCTTTCGCAATGAACCCATCCACAAATTCTAAATCACTCATCAATCATCTCCTCGTTCCATTTTTGCTCGGCCTTTTCGGCATGCAATTTGCCCATCAGGTCGATCCATTTTCCCCACGCTTCCTCATCGATCATCGCTCGCCATGGCGCAAGATCTGCCATCGCGTCTTTCCCAATTCTATCCACCTCCATTGCATCCTTAGCGTCCCCCATCTTCACAATTGCATTAACAGATATGCGCTCAAACATCTCATCCGGTGCCTCTTCAACCCACTCGTTATCGGGGTTTTGCACGGCGACGAGATTGACTGCTGGCTCTGCTGGCGAATCAATAGCCGCCTTATCGTTGATCGCATAGTCAACCTCTTCAAAGCTGGCGTACTCACCACCGCTCAAACCACACGCACTCAAGGCGCGCCCAATCGCAGACGTTGAGCAGTTCTCCGTCGCGCTGGTCTTATTGATTGGACCTTTGTTCCGGAACTCTTCAGCAAAATCGTTGGCAATCAGTTGCCATTTATGCCCATCAAACACGGACACCTGTGCTTCAATCAGCACACGGTTTTCATTCGAGTGATGGATAGTGGTGATGATGCGCCCTTTTGACCCGTATGCTTCGCGGAATGCCTGCACCCGCAGTGCTACGGGTGCATAGAGCTTGGTATTAATCGTGACTTTGGCGCTGTCGTCGATGTTAGATACATTTTTCACTGCTTGAATTAGTGGATCGTTTGTTGAATCACTCATGGTTGCGATGCCTTCTTGATTGATTGATATTGCAGGCAGAAGTCCGACACGTCGCAGAATTGCTCGCACCTGATATTCTGCCCCGGCCTGTGCTCGACACTGTGCTTGTCAGCGTCAGCCAGCGCTGCGATGAATGTCTTAGCTTCTTCGTCAGTGTCAAATACACGCACTGCACGCTTACGTTTTTCCTTGTTGACTGCGTACACCTCACCGCGCAGCCAGCGCTCGGTGGGCGTGCACTCAGGCAGGTGTCCCTCCCGTGCACGTTGATGTGCGGTCACACGATCCTTAACGAAGTCGGCAGCCTCCTCCGATGTCCACATGGGTATGTCTTTAACAAAGATATCGGCGTCAGGATATCCCTCACGCCGCTCTGCCTCATGCCTCGACCAATCTTTGATGAGGTTCACAATTCGGAGGCCGCTGATATTGAGGCCATTCTCTTCGGCAAGCCAGCGATAGATGTTAAGTTGTTGTTCATCGGTGTTGTCACTTGACATGACACCAAACGCCTTGCGTGTCTTCCAATCCGTGATGATGCGACTGCCATCTGATTGCAGTTCTTGGAGGTCTAGCTGCCCGCTGACACGCCACCCTTCGCAGGTGGCAAACAGGCGCTCCTCGGTGATGTATCCTTCATCCCTGCCCATATCAAGGATGTGATGCACTACCTGTCCGAAGAGTGACCAGACATCGTTGGCTACATCATGCTCGATCACTGCATCGAACTCATCGAAGAGGGCCGACATGCGGGCTGGGCGCAGCAAGCCAGTGCAAGAGATGGTTGCGTCACCCTTAGTGTACGTGTCACGCATAATGGCACGAACCAATGGTGCAGGCAGGTTGCGATGGTTGGTATACTTCATTGAATCTTCATGTTGCGATAGACCGGACCATCATGGACAAGCAAAAAAGAAATGTCAAGGCCACGCTTTACGGTGAGGCATGCAGCAAAGCAAACAGCCGCCGCTTGGTTACCATTGGCGGCAAGCCACGGTTCATAAAATCAAAAAAAGCACTTGCCTTCGTCGAGGCAGTCAAGCTGCAAGCGCCGCGTTTAAACGAATTACTTGAGGGCGATTTGGAGTTCCGGGCTGACATATATTATGCCAGCCGCCGCCCTGACCTAGATGAAAGCGTCCTGCTCGACGCCCTTGAGAACGTGTGGTATGCGAATGATCGTGCGATCAAGTCGAAGGTCGTGCGTAAATACTTGGACACGGCCAACCCGAGATGCGAGGTAGAGGTGCGTGAGATTAGCTGGAATGAAAAAGGCCCGGCGCATGGGCTACCGTGAACCGGGCCGCATCCATCGCAACAATGGAGACAAGCAAGATGTGCTTGCACCGCAAATTATAGCGTGCTAGTTTGAAAAAAGAAACGGGCTGGACGTTCATCCAGCGGGGCTACCGACGGACTCATTCGCGGGACAAGTCCTCTCTACCACCACAAGGTTAATTTTGGGGGGGTAGGGGGGGCATCCTCAAGATCTAATCACAGGACAAGTAAGTAACATCGCAACAAGGATCGATAAATGGACTACGCATTCAAAGGTGAGGTCATCCGACTGAACCAAAAAGATTATGATCGCTGGCAATCAGTCTATAAACACATCCCAAACCTAGAAGCATACCTGTTCAGCCGTGATGCATGGCTGTCACGAGAGGCACCAGCGGATCAGCAGAAACGATGGTACCTATCTACGGCTGCGTATCTGGCAAAACTTGACGCGCACTTAGCGAGCGAAAACAAACGCGACGAACAAGGCAGGCGTGTAACCGCTGACGGGCGACCAATCTTTAAGACTCAGCCATGAGTGCTGCGTTTTATCAGCAGCTTCGTGAGAAGGGCTTCGAGACTAACAGCATCCACGATGGGCAACAAAAGCTACGCTGCCCTCGATGCTCTGACGCACGCAAGAAAAACCGGGGCGAGCCATGCCTGAGCATGCAGGTCAACAGCGAGGGTGCGCAATGGCGATGCCATCACTGCGACTGGACTGATAATGTTTGGCGTGTCAATACCACAAACGGAAGCAGTAACTTGGGTGCAAGACGTACCTCCCCTGTAACAGATGGCAAAACAAAATCACTGACCGACGCAATGACTCATTGGTTCCAGCGCCGGGGCATCAGTGCCGGGGTGCTCGAACGCGCAGGCGTGAGGTCAGGCACTGCATATATAAATAATAGTCGCCAGCCAGCGATTGCCTTTGTGCATAAGGATGCCAAGGGTGACACCATCAACATCAAGTATCGGACTGAGAGCAAGGGATTTAGCCAACAGAAGGGGGGGCAGCGTCTCCCATACTTGTGGCACCTCGCGGATGCAAAGCAGGAGCAATTAGTCATTGTCGAGGGTGAGGTAGACGCGCTTTCGCTGATGGAAGCAGGCATTGACAACGTGATCAGTGTGCCCGATGGGGCAAGTGACAGAAAATTGAGATGGCTTGACGAGTTGCATGATGAGTTGAGCGTGTTTAAACGCATCATCTTGTTTACTGACGATGACAAGCCCGGCATCGGGTTGCGGGATGAACTGTCGCGCAGGCTGTCTATAGCTCGGTGTTGGAAGGTGGCGCTGCCAAAGGGGTGTAAGGATGCCAATGATGTGTTGTGTCGGCACGACGCAGACACTCTGATAGGTGTTGTGAAGGACGCACAGCCGTACCCCTTACGTGCGTTGCGTGAGACATCTGCGTTTGTTGAGGATGCGCTGCGCTTGCTCCACGGAGACATCCGGCAGGGACTCTCAACGGGCATCTCATCGTTGGATTTCAACTACAAGGTTCGTGCGGGTGAGTTGACAATCATTTCTGGTGCGCCGGGTGTGGGTAAGTCAGAATTTTTGGATGCGATTATCGTTGGCTTGGCACAGAACGAGGGCTGGCGCTTCGCACTGTGCAGTTTTGAGAACCCACCTGAAGAACATTTGAACAAGCTCGCTGCGAAGATTGTCGGGAAGCCGGGATGGGTTACACGAGGCAATACGCAGATGTCAGATGATGAGTGGTTGAAGGCAGTCAGCTTTCTTGGCAAGCACATCTATTGGATAAGGGCGGAGGACGAGGCACCAACTATAGAGTGGTGTTTAAACACGGCGACGGCATGCGTGCAGCGCTATCCGGATGTACGCGGATTGATCTTGGATCCATATAACGAGTTCGAGCACCAGCGAGAGAACGGGGTACATACAGAAACGCAATATGTCAGCAAGATGTTGGGTCACATCAAGCGTTGGTGTGCATTGCATGGTGTGCATGTTTGGCTTGTCGCGCATCCGGCGAAGATGCGTAGGAATCCTGATGGCATCTACCCAATACCCGAGCCATGGGACATTGCAGGCAGTGCGAACTTCTATAACAAGGCTGACAACATCCTGATTATCGAGCGTGACTTCACCCCAGACAGTGTAGATGTGCGTGTACACGTTAAGAAAATTCGGTTCAAGCACAGCGGCACGGTGGGCACCGTGGACCTGAAGTATGACTATCGTAGCGGGAGGTATGCCTGATGCGGCAGAGGTATGAGACAGATGCAGACCTAAGCAATGAGTCAGATATCATAGATGCTGCATGCGTAACGTGGCAATGTCAGGCAATCAAGTTGCCTATATCTTACAGGCTAGACTTTGCCCTGCTGCGCGACGAGCAGGTGGTCGCATTTGCTGAGGTAAAGCGAAGGAATGTGCTGCATAACACATATCCTACTGCATTCATTTCTCTCAGCAAGATAATGGCAGCGAGGTTGATGCGTCCGTTGCCCTCTTTCTGGGTTGTTGCGTGGGACGATGGCGTTGGCTACGTCAGGCTCGACAATCACGATGGGGTAATCACAATGGGTGGGCGCAGAGACAGACATGACTCGGCAGACATCGAACCTATGGCCCACTTCAAGACGGAATTATTCAAAAAATTATAGTGATAGAAACTTGAAGCGGAACCCTTTGCCAAAATCTATCTCTGTTTTTTGAGCAGGACTCACATCAGCATTTGAGTCCTGATGGTCATGGTGCACCGCTGCCGATCAAGATCGCATACAGGATGCAAACGGCCACGACGGGTATGGTGACCACGATGGTCAGGATGATGCTCGCTGCCCTACGTGCGTTGCGACTCATGTAATCACCCCCTCATCTTTTAGTCTGTCACCAAGCAGAGTGCGATCAACCTCACGCTTCACCAACGCATCGACTCGGCCAGCCACACGCTGGCGCAGTGCATACACCCACTGTCGGGATACACCCTCACGTTCGGCAATCAAAGCAGGGCGCTCGCCCTCCGCCAAAGCTCGCTTTATTCTGCGCGTCCTTGCCGTTGCTTCCTCACCATAGGTAGGTTGTTTAAACGCATCGTAATCAGGCATGCGGAACATCAGTTGAGTGCGGATGGTGGGCACAGCTACATCGATGAGGTCAGATATCTGCTGCAACGTGTGGTTCTTACGCCGCAAACGTTCAGCGTATTCGTACCAATGGGGCGGTGGTCTCATGGTTTGTTCTCCTTTGTTGTTGGATCAAGGCGATGCAGCGCAGCGCGTACCCTCGCATGGACACCCGGCCTGTTCTTTGTCTGACTCAGCATGTTGTCCGCAGCTTCGAGCGCATCGAGCACTACCTGCATGTTGTCGTCTTGCAAGGCACGCAAGCGGGCCTCGTTTAAACGGGCTATCCTCACGCCCCACTCGCTGCCCTTGTCGGCAGCGGTGGAACGCCATGTTCGTAATTGCTTTAGATGTCTAGTAGTCATTAGGTGTTAGCACCGTCAGGATTTTGTGACCGGGGTCAACGATCAACCAGATCACGTTGCCCTCTTGCGATTCGTTCTTC